AAATTACGGAGGACATGCGCGCAAGAGACAATCGCGCCGCTCGTCAGCAAGTTCAGATCAAAGAAGGCCAGCTCGATCCGAAAGGTCGCGGCGGTTTGACGGACAGAAACGACTCTCGTGTTGCTCCGAAAATCAAAAAAGGTTTCGACATCGCGATTCCTGAAGAATGAGTTGACTTGGGGGCCGGGAAAATCTTTCACCGGCCCCTTTTCTTTCCTGAATTATTCAGGCATGATTAACAATAGCTTTCCCTCGGTGTGGAAAGTTTGAATTTTTCCCGTTTCACATATCGCCCCGGTGTGCGATGATGGAAACTCTCTGTAAAGGAGAATCCCGTCATGGCGAATACCGCTGCCTATTACGGTTTCTTGCAATATAACGGAAGCGCCGGTGGCGCACCAACGTTTTCTCAGTCCCCACGTCGTATCGCTTCTTCCCAAGGCACCGCAATTTACACGGGCGACCCTGTAACTCCGGTCGCGGGCACGGGCGCAGCAACTGGCTACATCACCTCTGCCGCAAGTGGAACCGAGCCAATCGCTGGTATTTTTGTTGGCTGCAAATATTATTCAACTTCGCAGAAGCGCACCGTTTGGTCGGCTTATTGGCCCGGCTCGGACGCAACCGGCGACGTTGAGGCATATGTTATCGACGATCCAAATGCACGTTTCATTGTCCAGACCAGCTTCGCTGGTGCTCCAATGACCGGCACTGTTTCAACAATGGGTTCTGGCATTCAAGGTCAGTATGCTACGTTTGCTCTCGGCACTGGCAACTCGGCAACGGGTCGCTCGGGGGCATATCTTAGCGGTGTTGCGACGACCATTACCTATCCATTCATCGTTGTTGATTACGCTGTGAGCGTAAGCAACGGTGGCGACCCAACCACGCAGTATTGCAACGTTATCGTTGGCTTCAACAATGAAGTCTGGCGCACGAACGGTGCTGGTCCTGCTAGCATTAACGCTTAATTGGAGTGAAGTGTCATGGCTGTTAATCTTAGTCAAATTAAAGACCTTCTCCTCCCCGGTCTCCGTGGCGTTGAAGGCAAGTATGAGCAGATCCCGTCGCAGTACGACAAGATCTTCACGAAGCATGATTCGAAGATGGCCCTCGAACGTACCGCTGAAATGCGTTACCTCGGCTATGCTCAGCTGAAGAGCGAAGGCGGTCAGACCGCTTTCGATTCGGGCGCTGGCGAACGCTTCGTCTACAATCAGGAACACACTGAAATTGGTCTCGGTTACGCGATCACCCGAAAGGCGATCGACGACAACCTTTACAAGACCCAATTCCAGCCTTCCAACCTCGGCCTCGTGGAATCGTTCCACCAGACCAAGGAAATCTATGGTGCGAACGTCCTCAACACTGCCCAGACCTACAACCAGTTGGTCGGCGGTGACGGCGTTGCTCTTTGCTCGACGGCGCATCCTATTGATGGCGGCACCGTAGCAAACACCCCAACGACGCAGGTCGACCTCAACGAAGCCACGCTGCTGAACGCGATGATCGCGATCCGCACGAACTTCCGCGATCAGGCTGGCCTGAAGGTCTTCGCTCGTGGCCGCAAGCTGATCATCCCACCTGCTCTCGAGCCAGTGGCGATCCGCCTCCTCAAGACGGAACTCCGTCCAGGTACGGCCGACAACGATGTCAACGCAATTATGACCACGGCTGGTGGCTTGAGCGAAGGTTACATGGTCAACGACTTCTTGACCTCGTCCTACGCTTGGTTCCTGCTCACGAACATTGATGGTCTTTCCTATATGGAACGTATCAAGTTCGAAACGGACATGCAGGTTGATTTCGTAACCGACAACTTGCTCGTCAAGGGCTATGAGCGTTATTCGTTCGGCTATTACAACTGGCGCGCGATTTACGGCTCGTTCCCAACTTCGTAACCGGAAAAAAGGAGACATCTCATGTCTATTACTGCATTTTCCGGTCCCGTGATCGTATTTGGACAGAATCCTGTTTCTGCCGAATACAATCCTGATATTGGCTCCTCGCTATTTTATGCGGGGGGCGGTATCCTTGATCCACGTCCTGCGTTCACCTATCTTCCAGGTGAAGCGCAAGCAGCTGCTGATTACGGTTGGTATGGTTTCAGTGACATTGTCTCGTTCACTGGCGTTCCATACACAAACGCAGCAGCAGCTATTGTGGCGTCTGCTAACCCAACGAGCGCAACTCTTACGCTTGTTTCTTCTAACTCCGCGACCACTGGCGTCTATTATTCTTCGGTATTCACCCGTTCGGATACTGGCGTCACGGATACGGTTCTTGCGCTGGATGCTTATGCTTCAGTTACCGCCTCGGCAACGAACGGTGTTCTGACGATTACGGCAAACAGTGGCATGCCAATCGGTCCAGGAATGGTTCTCCTCTCGTCTTCGACGACGGTTACGGGTGGAACCCTCGGTGTGAGCTCTGGCGTTTACATCAACTCTCAGTTGACGACGACCGGAACTTCATCGACGGTGGGCAACGGACAAACCGGTACTTATCAGCTCAGTCAGAACGTAACTTTCACGTCTGGTACGGTCACTTTGGCCTATCCAACCGTGCAAAACTGCGCCGTTCCGACGAACATCCAGACTCCTTCTGTTTGGTTGTGGAACCCAATGGCCATGGTTGGTCGCGCTGTAAGCGTTACCGCCGCATCAGGTGCTACCTACGCGACCGCAACGGTTAACGGCTACGATATCTACGGATATCCAATGACGGAAGCCATTACGATCTCGGCAGGTAACGCGGCCAACGGCAAAAAAGCGTTCAAGTACATCAAGTCCGTGGTGCTTTCGGGCGGCACGGCTGATTCAACCCACGCTTATTCCGTTGGCACGACTGCAATTGTTGGTCTTCCAATCCGTTCGGATACTGTGGCAGAAGTTGTTGCCAATGCGGGTGCGTCTCAAACGCAACCAGCAACCAACACCGCTTTTGCTGGCAACGGGTTCTTACCAGCTGATCGTACTACACCGTCCGCTACAACGGGCGATGTTCGTGGAACGATTGATCTCGCGAATGCTTCGGGTATCAATCTCACGCCGTCCACTGGCACGAACAAATACGTGTTCCGCCAGATCCCTCAGCCTTACAATGTTCAGTCTGCGACTGGCTTGTTCGGCCTCACCCAGTACTACAACTTCTGAGGAGCTTAGGCCATGAAGGGTCATAAGGCACATCACCACGAAGAACACAAAGGCGTTAAGCACGCTGGCGTTCATCACCACCACCCTCGTGCAGCCCATGCAAAGGGCGGAAAAGCGGAATCCCCTAAGCATGGTGTAAAAGACCATGATCCGGCTCCGCACGATATTTATGAAGGCGCTCACTCGAACGTCGTTCATGAAGCAGAAGAGCACAAGCATGGTGGCCGTGCCAAAAAGCACAAAGTCAAGCACCATGTTGATATGCACGGTCATAAGTCCGAGCATCGTGCCGATCGCGCTCCACGCAAGTCGGGTGGTCGCACGGGTTCGAATATGAATCCGCTTTCGTCGGCTTATCACGGTACTGCGGCCAAAGGCCGTGGTCACATCGAGATGAACTAATCTGGATGGGGAGCTTCGGCTCCCCTCCTTTCCTTTTGCCGGATCGATTTAAATGACACTTAAAAAGTATCAAAATCCGGAAGGTGGCTTGAATGAAAAAGGTCGTGCGGCGGCTCGCGCCGAGGGCCATTATTTAAAAGCACCAACAAAGGATGCGGACAATCCGCGACACAAAAGTTTTTGCGAGCGCATGACAGGCATGAAACGAAAAATGACTGGTGCTGCTGCCGCTGCCGATCCTGATAGCAGGATTAACAAATCACTCAGGAAATGGGGCTGCTAAATGTCTACTTTTACTTCGACCGGCGCTGTTAACCAGTCCATTACTCGCGTTGGTGCATATGAGCCGTTCGAGCTGCAAGTTTCTCGCGGCCAGATCAGCCTTCATTCGACCGTCAGCATTTTTGGTTATCAGGCCGCTATCCCGACGAGCGGTTTTATCCCAGTTTGGGAAAATGCGACCGTGTATGCTTACCCCGGTTCAGCGATCACCATGACGCTTCTAAGCTCGTCTTCGTCGGATGCTGGCGTTTCGGTTTTGATTAACGGCCTTGATGCCAATTACAATCAGATCTCGGAAACTATCACGTTCACTGCTGGTAACTATACGGGCGTGAACACGGCCTACAGCTATTTCCGCATCAATAACATGACGGTCACGGCTGTTCCTTCTTTTGGTAATAACAATACTGGCACAATTAAGCTTCAGGATACGGGTAAAACGATCACTTACGCCCAGATCAATCCAACCATTGGTCGCACTCAGTCTGCCATTTATACAGTTCCAGCGGGTAACACGTTTTATTTGAAGCGTTCCCAAGGCTGGACGAACATGGTTTACACCTCTGGTTCGTATGGCACTTACCGCACCTGGACGGTCAATTCGGCTGGTGTGAATGC